AACAACAATTACAATCTCAAGCCAATGTGCTTAACAATCAAATGCAACAACAACGCCTAGACATGCAAAAAACTATCGCTGATGATAAACTCCAATTAGCAGTAGAAAGGATGCAACAACAAGCAGAGTTGAAACTTATGGAGTTACAATCAAAACTAAGAGGAAATTAATATGACAACATCTTATATAAAAGACAAAATAAAAGATTTGCAAGCTCAAAAAAAAATTGACAGAGCAAACGAAGAAGCTGAAAGGTTAGCTAAAGAAAAATTATTAGCAGAAAGAAAAAAACTGTCTGATGAAAGAATTGCACAAAAACAAATGGCAATTGATGTCGGTGAAGTTTTTGTTAATGTTGAACCTGTTGTAGTTAAAGAAGTAGTAGCAGAAAAAATAACAGAAGAAGTAAAGCCTGTTGTAAAAAAAGCTGTTAAAAAATCTAAGCCTGTAGCTAAAAAAACTGTCAAAGCAGTAAAAAAAGTTACAAAAATTACAAAATCCAAAAAATCTAAATAGGAGAATATTATGCCAAAAGTAGGTGGAAAACATTACGATTACAGCCCAAAAGGTATAGCTATGGCTAAAAACTCTGCCAAGAAAAAAGGCGTAAAAGTTCAATATAAAAGTTATGGTGGCACTGTCAAAATGGAAAAAGGTGGTGGAGTTAAGGTTATGAAATGCAGAGGTGGTGGAGCGGCTACCCAAGGTCTTGATTACAAAATGAGAGATTAGTGGATTTACAATTTCTTGAAAAACTACAAAAAGAAATAGATTCTAAGATAGAAGCTATTAGTGAGACTTATATGGGTGGTGGTTTAAATGACATGGAACACCATAAATACTTGCAAGGACAACTAGAAGCGTTGTACTATATACAAGATTTTATAAAAAATTACTTTAAGGTACACAATGACTAAAAAAACAGTAGAATTATCTTCAGCTTATGTAGAACCTGATGAGGTTGTTTTAGACCCAAGCAAGCTAGATGATTCTATTTTAGAGCGTATGCCTCAACCTACAGGTTGGAAAATCTTAGTTCTTCCTTATCGTGGTAAGGGAGTAACAAAGGGAGGAATCCTTCTCACAAAAGACTCACAAGATAAAGAACAACTGGCAACAGTTGTCGCTTATGTAGTCAAATGTGGTCCTCTTTGCTATAGTGGAGAAAAATATGGAGCACCATGGTGTCACGAGAAACAATGGGTATTGATTGGTCGTTATTCAGGTGCTAGGTTTAAATTAGATGATGGTGAAGAAGTAAGAATTATTAACGATGACGAAGTAATTGCTACAATTTCTAATCCTGATGATATAGTGAGTTTATAAATGATAGAAAATAATGCAGAACAAGTTGAATCCCAAGAACTAGATATACAAATAGTTGAAGAACCTATTAGTGATGGAGTCGTTCAATCTGATGATGAATTAGATGAATATACAAAAGGCGTTTCTAAAAGAGTTAATAAACTAACCCAACGAGCAAAAGAAGCTGAACAAAGAGCACAGTATCTCGAACAAGTAGCATCTCAAAAAGATGCAGAGATCAATGCTTTGCGTACTCATTCCAATGAACTTGGTAACAATGTATTGCTTGCAGAAGAACAATCAGTTAATGCCAAAGAACAACAAGCCAATGAATTGTACAAAAAAGCTGTTGAATCAGGTGATGCAGAACTTATGTCTAAGGCAGACACTCTTAAAAGTGATCTTTCTATACAAAAAGAAAAATTACGCATGGCTAAAAACAGAAGACAAGAGCCACAACAAGCACAGCCAGTGCAACAAGTACAACAACCACAACAACAAGCTGATCCACAGCCTACAAGAGAGGCTTTAGATTGGGCAAGTAAAAATACTTGGTATGGAGATCAATCCAAACAAGAAAGTGTTGAAGCAACCCAGTTTGCGTATTTTACTCATTTTAATTTAGTCAACGAGGGTTACGAAGCTGACTCTGATGATTATTACAATGAGTTAAACAAAAGAGTTTTTAAAGTTTATCCTACATTGGATAATAATGAAAAAGCCGAAGCAAAAGATGATAGACCCTCTGTGCAAAGAGTCGCATCTGCTTCCGTAGGAAGTCGGCAAAAAACACAAGCTAAGAAAAAAGGCGTGACTTTTTCTAAGTCCGAAGTAGATCGCCTCAGAGGGTTAAAACCTTACAACATGTCAGAAGATGACTGGTTGAAAAGAGTAGCCCAAGAGAAACAAAAAATTTCACAAAGAGAGGTAATCTAATGAAAGACGATAAGAAACTGGATATGACTAGAAATGTTCGTGATTCCGAGACACACGATAAAGAAGCTCGTAGAAAACCATGGCGACCAGTCAGAAAACTTGAAACTCCTCCACCACCTGAAGGCTATGAATACAGGTGGATTAGAGAAGCAACTTTAGGTCAAGAAGATGCAAATAACATGAGTTATAGACTGAGGGAAGGTTGGGAACTTGTACAAGGTTCTGAGCTACCTGAAGGTTGGCATTTTCCTACTATCGAACAAGGTAGGATGGCAGGCGTAATACACAACGAAGGACTCGTTTTAGCAAAAATGCCCATAGAGACTGTTAAAGAAAGAAGAGAACACTATGAAAGTAGAACTCGTCAAGCCAATGAAGCGTTAGACAATACTATGTTTAATGATTCAGGCAAAGACAATCGCTATGTTAAGTATGATTCTAAACGAGAATCTCAGGTTACTTTTGGATCAAAAAAGTAATCAAATAACAGGAAACTAAATTATGGCAAATAAAAATGCTCCATTTGGACTAAAACCTGTTCGTATGATGAGTGGTGCACCTTATTCAGGTGGACAATCAAGATACAGAATCGCTAGTGGTGCGACTACCCCAATTTTCCAAGGCGACTTGGTTACACAGCTTACAGCAGGTGTATTGGGCAGACATGCCGCTACTGGAACTGTACCCATCGTAGGAGTTTTTAATGGCGTGAGCTTTACAAACTCTGAAGGCGAACAGATTTTTAGTAATCATTACGCAGGAAGTATTACTTCCTCTGATATAATCGCTAATGTGATAGATCATCCTAATGTTGTTTTCGAAGTACAATGTAACGCAGCTTTTCCAGTTGCAGACATCTTCGGAAATTTCGACATTGTTGATGGATCACCTGTAGGCGATACTAAGTCTGGAAGATCAAATACTGAATGTGCAGTTAGTACTGGTAACACCACTGCTACACTACCACTGAAAGTGTTAGATATCTCTCAAGACCCTGATAACTCGGATGTAGGTTCGACTGACACCAATGTTCTATGTGTGATTCAAAATCATATATGTGGACAGAAAGGTGCAGGTTTAGCATAAGGATATAAATTATGGCAATTTCAAGAGCACAATTAGCGAAGGAACTGGAACCCGGTTTAAACAGTTTATTTGGACTTGAGTACGATCAGTACCAACAAGAATATACTGAAATTTTTTCAATCGAAGACTCTCAAAAGGCTTTCGAAGAAGAAGTATTAATTATGGGCTTTGGTTCAGCACCAACTAAGTCTGAAGGTCAAGGAGTTGTTTTCGACAATTCTTCTGAAAGTTATACAGCAAGATATACGCATGACACGATTGCGTTAGCTTTTGCATTAACAGAAGAAGCAGTTGAAGATAACCTTTACGATTCTTTAGGAAAAAGATATACAAAAGCACTAGCACGATCAATGGCTAACACCAAAGAAGTAAAAGGTGCCAATGTACTTAATAACGCATTTTCTACCAGTTTTACTGGTGGTGATGGACAACCTTTAATCGCAACTGCTCACCCCCTCGCAGGTGGTGGAACAGCAGCGAATAGAGCTACATCCATGGCTGACCTCAATGAAACTTCATTGGAAGATGCACTTATTGATATCTCAACATTTACAGACGATAGAGGTCTAACAATCTCTGTTAATGCTTCAAAACTTGTGGTTCCACCACAATTAGTTTTTGTTGCTGACAGAATATTGAACAGCACTCTAAGATCAGGTACAGCAGATAATGATGTAAACGCTATCAAAAACACAGGTGTGTTACCCGGTGGCTATACAGTTAATCATTATTTAACTGATCCTGATGCTTTCTTCTTGCTTACATCTGTTACAGATCAAGGCGAGGGTCTAAAAATGTTCCAAAGAACTGGCATGGAGACTAACATGGAACCTGATTTCTCTACTGGTAACATTCGTTACAAAGCTAGAGAAAGATACAGCTTCGGTTTTTCAAACTGGCGTGGTATCTATGGTTCAGCAGGAGCTTAATTGAACGATTCGTAATAGCGTTTATTACTCAACTATTACTTAAAGGGCTCGAAAGAGCCCTTTTTTTTGGTCTAAAATAAATAAAATAAAGTGTGTAAATAGTTGTACTTTTGTCTAAATTTGTGTATATTAAGTATATGGAAAGTTTATTTAATAACAAAAAAGGAGAAAAAATGAAATCATTAAAACATTTAGAAAAATATTCACCTGAGTGGGATGAGGTTATGAACCTTGAGTTAGAGGTTGTAGCCAATGCTTACAATTACGAAGATGGTGAAAAGTCTGCATATCCAAAGCCTATGTACAGCATCAAACTTCCTAATGAGATGACAGGCATGGAGTTGTATCAATCAATGGATGGTGACCAACCTATGTACCCTGCTACTAGCTACTTAAATATGTTAGAAGAATATGACCTTTATCATGACGATGGTTTAGCTGACTATCCTCGACATGATAATACCAAGCGTATCTTTTACAATAATTTTGAGAAAGCACATGCTTCTGTTTACTTCTTAAAAAAGCATTATGAATTTTTAAAAGAACAGGAGGTAGCGTAGTGTCAAAGAGTAGAGAACAATTAAGGATAGCAATGGGTGAGGGCACCAAGATGTTTACTCTTAGAGCTTTCTATAAATATATGGATGGTTGGGGTAACATGCATGAGTCAAGCTACCATATACAAAACTTAAGCATTGACCCTGCAAAGGCTCAAAAAAAAGCTAGAGCTTATGCCAATAAAACCAACATGCCTTTAGTAGACACATCATGGGTTTTTGATGCCAATACATTAGACATTGAAAGAAAGAGCAAAGAGGAGCTTGCACTTCTTAAGGCTGACAAAGAAAAAAGAATCGCAAAAGCAAAAGAAATTAGTGCAAAGATTGATCTTAATTATCACACAATTATGTGGTGCTACTACATGGCTAACTCATGCAGAAGATTTGATGACTTACAAAAAGTAGCTAATACTCCTGATCTTGATACAGAAAACAGAATCACTGTTACTGGAAAACTTGTACACGAAAAGGGATATCAAACACAATGGGGTTATGTTCAAAAAGGTATTTTTCTTCTTGATACTGGTCAAAAGGTGTATGGCTCAATTCCTAGTCTTCAAGATGGTTGGATTACGATGGGAGACTTTGTACAGTTTGATGCAAAGATAGAAAAGCCAAAAGACTTTGATGGTATATTTTACTTCTTCAAAAGACCAACTAAACCAAAATTATTAAATAAATCTATAAAGGTAGCCTAATGAACTAAGATTAAAACATTCTATTTGCTAAATCATGCTCCAAGGAGTATGATTTTTAGTATCTAGGATATTATTAACTTGTTCTATCGACTGACCTAGCAGACAAGCCAAGACAATAGAACTTATTTCCTAGGAGGAAATTATGGCTAACACAACTTTTTCAGGACCAGTCAGGTCTGAAGGTGGTTTCGAACAAATCACAGTAGCATCATCAACAGGTGCAGTCACAACAAACTTTGATATTGACTCAAGTGGTAACATCACTGATGTAGGTTCAATTGCATCCGATGGTGCTATTTCTACTACGAGCACTATTATAGGTAGACGAAAAATTGATACGACTTTTAATGCGGCAGGAGCGGCATCTGCTACCTTAACAGCGGCTCAATCAGGAACTTTGTTTTTAATTAATGGGGCGGCAAATAATGTAATTACTTTACCT